ACCAGTTGATGTCTCCTCTACCAATTCTTCAATGGTAAGTAACTCTAACTTGAGACGATACTCCTCTGGTGTGTCATCATCAGGATCATAATCATCATGGCAAAGATAGTCCCACTCATGTACGAGTGCATCAATCAGTTGTTCTTTAGTGTAAGTCATTCAAAAACTGGTATAATTCGTTCACGTATCTCTTTCAACTGCTGTGGATCATTACCATACTCACCCATATGCATGAAAACACAATCAATGTATCGTAAATTGTTACGTTCAGCATCAAGGACAAAGGAATCACAATACCTTAAGATATCTGGAGGTACTTCTAAATTCTGATAGTCGTAATCAATAGTCATAGTTAATAAGTTTTTTGTAAAATGGATCACATATTTTGTATTGACCTTTAATGTGACTCTTACCAATAAGATCTTTATTGATATAGTGTACAGTCAATGATGGATGATCAATCCAGTCTTTATATGTCCATGATGCAGATCGTACATATTGATTGCCTCCCTCTTCACATTTCTTTCGTATTTGTGAATCAAGTTTGTGTGCTACTGCATCAATAGTAAACTCTACAACGTAATGTAATATGCCATGAACAAACAAGCCATGAATAATAGGAAGATTGATATCAGTATCCTTGACATATCTTGCTCTAGTATAATCGTTGAAGCACCCGCTACCATTAGTAGTCTTATTAGTGTAGTTCTTTGGTTTAATCTCTTTCTCTATGTTAGTCCCGATTTGGATTGCATCTCTGCCAAGCTTACCAGGAAGAGGGTTACATCCAGCAACACGAGCAACAATATGCTCACGCAAAGTGGAACTATTAGAGTCGTTGATGTAGACTTCATACAATTCCTCAAAAAGATCACATTCTGTTTGTGTGGGATGACCTAGTGCTCGGTCAGTTGCAAGTGAAATTAATTGTTCTGAGAACATTGTATTGATGGACAACTCACATAGTATGGCACATGTGTTTGAGTATGTCAAGGTCACTGTGACAGTTATTAATCGTCCACTGCATCAACCGACTCAATATCGCACACCGGCACTTCATGCTCGCCACCAATCATGTACCAGTGCATTAACTGTCCATGATATTCAGGATGTGCAACGTATTGTGTAGTATACTCACGTTCACCACAATACAACAACTCACTCTCAGGAATACAATGTTCTTTCAACATTGCTTGTAATTGCATATGCTGCAATTCTACTTTTGATGGTACTTTCATATATCAATTGTTTTCCCATATTATATCACCATATGCATCAACCACATAACATCTGATATAGTAGTTTGCGTTTGGACATTGACTCTCTTTTGGGAACCATGATCCTGCATTAAGACATGCTACGGTATCATCAGGAAATTTAATGGTATTGAATACACCTTGTTTCATAATGTCAAGAACATATTCATCAATAAACTCTTCGTACCAAGTATTTACTGTATTCTTAGTAGATTCATCTAATTGATTGTATGTGCTTAAATCAAAATAGACTAGTGTCTGCTGATATCTTTGTGCATATGATGCAATTAAATCATATACCTGTAGTTCATTTCCCTGTATGATCATGATCCTTCCTCATTATCAATGGCATCTTGTGCTTTTTTGATGATCTCTTCTAAAAAGTCTTTGTGAGTACGAACTTGTTCTGGTGTTAACTCATCTACCATGTCATTCATTGGAGGATTTTTAACTTTACCATATTCACTGAGAAGAATATCAAAGTAATTAGTCTCAGTAAGAGATTTAATTGTAAGATAGTTTGCTATTTTATCTCTGAATAACTTAAGATAATGTCTACTAGTAGGCATGAACTGATTATCTGTTGTAAGATATTCCACATCAGGAAAATCTACTGAGTATACTTTACTATAAAACTCAGGTGAGATTGGAAATTTAACAATATCTGCATTTGTAGAGAACTCAGTCTGATCTGTTATATCTCTCAATTTTTGTCTGTATGTAATATATTTTGCTTTATCAGCATCACTTAATTGAGAGTCTGGTGCTAGTGCCCAATCAGTCTCACTTAATAAAAAATTGCGGGCAAGTCTAATAGTGAGAGGTGATACTGAAGATGTTTTAGCATACATTCTAGCGAGTTCTTGATTGAACTCTTGATCTTCTAATGAATCAATCAAATAATATGATTCAATTAATTTATCTTTTACCGCTTTACCTTCATCAGTTGAAAGTTGCTCCATTTCATAGTCAACCCATTCAAATTGAGAGGTAGAAAAATTCTTTCTATATCTTCTACGTTTAGCATAATATGTGTCATTGGTAAACCAATTAAACAAGATCAACTTATCCTTATCACTATCCCATAAAGGATAAAGAAAAGGAAGCAGGGTATCTTTCCAATAACTCTCAGGAATTACCTTTGCCGCACCATTGTATGTAATTTCCTGATTTACCGTGTCAAGTTGTACTTGTAACACTGGTATGTCAGCCGAGTTCTGCGTTGACATGTTGTTCAATTATAGTCTCCAATATATTTAGAAAGCTTTGATAAGGTACTTACATAATCTGTACGGTACAAGCAGAGGAATATTAAAATCTGGATCTAATGATACGATTGGTTCAACTTTAGTAGTTGACTTCATCGTAAGTCTAGCATCACTAGCATTTAATCCAGAACTATATGTAATTCCAGGTCCAGTTTCACCTTGTACTGTATATGTAAGACTATCAACAGCAGGTTTTGAGATAGCACCAGCAGTTGGAACAAAAATTAATTCGGTTACTTTCTCTTTCCAATAAATTACCTCAGCAATACCATAATGGTCAGTGTTATCTGCATTATCATTAGCACTATTAGCATTTGCTCGTTGCTGCTCAAATTTGATTTTAACACCATCTTGTTTTGCTGCAGCTGGTAATGCAACACTATAAGTATACCATTTTGTATTTCCTCCAGTACCATCCCACGTACTATTAATTGATGGAACAGTTCCAATTAAAGGATCTACTCTACTAGCGTTTGGATTGATAATAGTATCAATCAAATTCCATGTTTCAGATCCATTCAATTGATAGTAAACTTTCAGTGTTTCTTCTGGTTTATTACCACCATTTGAATCGTTTCCTCTTGCTGCTTTTATGGAAATATAATTTACTTGAGTGCAATCTGTTGGTTTAACTACAGCAAATCTTGTTTTACTAGTCTTTCCATTTACTCCACCAAATTTCAAGAATGACTCAATTTGATTAGAACTATTTGGAATTAAAGTTAAATCTGAAACTATTCCAGCATTTTGATCTACTTGTGCAGATATAATAGTTCCAGCAGAACTACCATTTAAGACATATGCATATGGTTGTTCAGTATATCCACTACCTCCACTAGTTAGAGAAACATTATTTACTGTGCCATTTGCAGAAGTGGTACATGTAGCAGTTGCACCTGTTCCACCACCGCCTATGATCTTAATAATTGGTGTTTCAGTTGGTTTCTTGAAGTTTCCAGTAACACCACTACCATCACCAAAATCATAAACATCTACATCCCAATCATCTGCATCTGCAGATCCAGATTCAAATACATCACCAATACTAACAGTTGTTGTTCCACCTTCCCATCCGGTAACAACTCCTAATCCAACTTTAACATATCCTTTGCCACCATTAGCAACACCACCACCAGGTGATGATCCTCCAGATCCAACAGTGATTGCAGCAGATGCAGGATTACCTAATGCATCCCATCCAGTAACACCATTCCATACTCCGGCACCACCGCCACCACCGCCACCAGGTGTCCAATAATCATTATTATATGTTATGTTTAAAGTTGCATAACCATTTCCACTAGATCCTTGAGATTGTTGAGCAGCAGTAAAATAATCGCTTCTAAGAGAACTAGTTCCTGTCATTCCTCCGCCACCACCTTGGTGACCACCGTTACCACCAGGAGCACCACCCGGACCACCAGGAGCACCACCACCACTACCACCAGGAGTAGTAAATCCATTACGGGCAGCACCGCCACCGCCGCCGCCTCCACCGCCGCCAACGCAACCGTAATTACCACCTTTACCACCTGATCCAGGTCCTAGTGCTTGAGATCCCTGCTGCAATCCCACAGGAGATAATCCATTCTGTCCCGGTCCACCATCGTTACCGTCAGCACCAGCACCACCGCCGCCGCCAGCACCAATTACTAACTGAGATCCTCGGTACAACAATGTGGCACCGCCACCACCTGCTCCACCTTTGTTACCATCACCTGTACCACCTTTCTTTCCACTAGCACCATTGGAATTACTACCACCATTACCAGGACTAGTGCCACCGTTGCTACCTTTACCACCAATACTTACTGACCAACTCTGTTGAGTAAAATTACTAAGTCCATTACTTCTTATTTCTGCATTTATTAGAACTCCTCTATGACCAGATCTACTATTATTAGCATTACCTCCTGCACCACCAGAAAGACTAAATTTAGCTGTCAGAATACCAGCAATTCCACTTAAACCACTAAATGAACCGTTACTAGTCTTAGTTTGACTATATGAGCCACTTTGTCCTGTGACTTCTTTGTTTACACCATTAGTTCCCACACCATATGGTGTAAATCCTAATAATCCACCAATACCACCACCATTTGGGTTATTTGGATAATCTACTTTAGGAAATCCTTTATTTGTTACTCCATTTTGTCCATCAGTTCCATCTAGACCATTAAACTTACCGCCGCCTTTAAGTCCTAATTTCTGAGTTCCACCTTTATCTCCACCAGAACCACCAGACTGTCCAGATGCTGCTCCACCCTTTTCGCCACCGTTAGCAACTAAATGTACTCCACTACCATCACCAATTTTAAGACTACTAGCAGTTCCATTGTTTCCTGGTGAAGTTCCATTAGCACCAGAACCACCACCACCAACTACAAGATATTGTAAAGATTCTGGAGATCCTGTAACTGTACTAAAATCAATAGAATAATTACCAGGATTAGTAAATTCCCATACATTGGTATAATTAATAATTGGAGTTCCACCAGTAACGATATTTCTACCGCCAACTACAGAATTAGATGATAATGTGTATGATACTGGATTAGGAATAAAAGTTTGAAACTCCCAAGATCCTGCACCTTGAGCACCAGATGCTAGATATGCTTGATCTGCAGGATCTGCAGTATCATCTTTTAAAGTACCCGATCCACCTGCTCCACCATATGCATCAAACGCATCATAAGTTGCAACTGTATTATCATCGTTTGGTCTTCTAAGTAATCCATGTTTGTGAGTAAAGACTTGACCAGTTGTAGGATACCATCTTTGAACTCTACCCCTACCTTCTTTATAATCTTGTAAATATCTATCTCCACTCCCCTCTCTCACCCATTGTGTTTGACCAGGAACACTATGAAAAACACTATGACTATGCTGAAAAACTCCAGGTAATTTAGAATCTTTCATTGTAACAGTTACATCTTGACTACCAATAATAGTACATCCAGTAGTCTCAACAACTGCATCATATCCGCTAGTAGTAATTCTACCCAAGGAAAAGTATTCATCTTGAGATTCTTTTGCAAAATACCACTGACCACCAGCAACACCTACACCGAGAGACGAATTTCCAATATTTGGAGAATTATTACCAAATACTGAGTTGTTACCTACAATTTTTCTTGCTTTAGTATCAGGAACTGCAAATGTGCCTAAATTAGTAACTCCCCACCAATCTAAAACGTTTGCAGTAGTAATTCTAGAAATACCTCCAGTATCAGAATCAATTCTAACTTCTGCTGTAGCACCAGATCCACCGCCACCACTTATAGTTACCGTTGGAGGATTATAAGGATCATATCCTTCACCTGCAATTAGAGTAGTAATAGTAGTTATTTTACCTGTGTTATCATATTGTGCAGATGCTGTTGCTTGTATTCCACCAGCAGCAGGTGCTCCTATAGTAACAGTAGGAGTACTGGTATATCCAGCACCAGAATTTATAAGATCAATTCCTTGACTAGCTCTTCCACCATATTGATTTCCAATAATAGAATACAATATAGGATAATCAGAAATCTGATACTCTGATCCATCACAATATAGATATCCTTCGTGAGTATATGCCGGATCATCTCCTGTTATATAAGCATTACCGGTTTTTTCACTTAAATTGCCATAATTTATATCTCCAGATTTAACATAATTATGATCAAAACTATTATCAGTGCTTTTTAAATTAGGCACAATAGATCCGATTGGTGTAGTATCCACCAACATATCGGTCAGGAATCCCTGTCTTGCGTTTCTATAACTTTGTGACATTACTATTAAATCTTAATTAAATATTCCATAACAATATATGGTGATGTAGCAGCATCAATAGAAACTGAGCTATCAGTTCCTATATCCATACGTGTCACCAAATTTTCAGGTGGCACATTAATTGCATTTGTTTTAACTTTATAACTATGGTCACCTTTTTCCAAATAAATGCGATGATTATGCCTAGTTGGATCTTCTCCAGCTGTAATTGCTAAGTCAATAGTATCTAGAGTTTCATTATCAACATCGGTAATAGCAAATTGAGATTTATGTTCTTGATTAGATTGTAATGGAACAACATCATGCAAACTAACATTATCAAAATCTAATGGGACTCCAGGATATCCAGATTCATATGTAATCGGAATGTCATTATCAAAATCATCTGCTTCATCACCACCACCACGGTATACACATAATCCTAGAAGTTCGGTAAAGTTAGCATAAGTTGCAGTATCATTTCCGTTAGGTGATCCTTCTGCTTTCCAACCATCAAGAGTAAATTCTTCGTTATTCAAACATCCATAAGTATATTCAGTCTGACCATATCCAAAAATACAATATCCATAATAAAGAGTTTCTTGTACTCCCTGATCAGTAATAGCGGCATCTCTCCACTTATCAATTGCCTTACAAACATTCTGACCACTTCCAGGTGGTTGACCAGAATCATTATTATATCTAGTTGCATCTAACCAATCTTGAATAGGTATAGTTGATGCATTTCTACGACCAGTAGTACCACCATTTGGATTAGGTTCATCTCCCGAAGGTTCGTTTGTTTGTAGATTTCTTGCTCGCACAGCACTATGAAAGTGCATATGTCCGGCAACTGCATTCTCTTCAACACCTTCAATCTCAGTATAATGTATATCTCCAGCATATTCCCAAGATGGTCTTCCTCTAAGAGGAATTTCTTGACTTGGTACTGTTATAGTACCAGAATATGTAATGGTTACCGTATCACCGATTGCAGATGTTACTTCAATTCCAATACCAGATCTACTTACTAAGTTACCCAAAGCATTTGGCAATCTAATATTATTATAGGATCCGGCATTAGCACCTGATGTTGGTTCTGGATATTTTGAACCAAGATCAGGGACCATAAATTGTGTATCAGACAAGACATCAAATGCTGTCCCGTCAGGATTTCTCCTAAGATATTTACATGAATCACCTGTTCCTAAAATTGCTGCTAATGCAGGATAATCAGAGGCAAAATATTTTGTTCCATCACATTTAAGATATCCAGCAGGCAACCTAGATTTATTAAGTGCAGTACTGGGATCACCTTGATATTCTAACGGCCAAATAATAACTTGACCCGATAAATTACCATATTTAGATCTTTCTTTGGCGTAAAATGCAGGCATCAGTATGCTTTGATTATAAACGTCATTGTTACATTAGGTTGAGTGGTATCAACCGTAATATTTAGGGCATCTTCTAAACTATCAGCAGTTAAAGAGGATCCATCTGCATCATTTGCAGTATGAGAAGGAGGACTAGCGATAGATCCTATACCCTGAGCAATTTCAAAACTACCATGATTATGTGCTCTGTATATTTGTTCTTTAGGATCTTTAGCAGTATTAGTTGTATTTAATGTACTAGGATATGTGGCATATTTAAATGCTAAATCAATAGTTCCACCAGATTTTGCCGGTTGACTCATAGTAATTTCATAAATTGGTGCTGCAGCAGTACCTATATTTTCAACAACTTGGACCATTGTTCCTTCACGGAAGTAATAATATTTACTATCAACTACAACAGGTGTAATGTACATTAAAGGAGTAATTTTATCATATTGATACCAACTTTCACCTCCAGAACTATATGCTCTTTTGATATTTGTACTAGCAGGTAGTGTAATTTTATTAGAATCTTGAGTAAGAGTTACTCCAGAGACTGTAAATACAGGAGAAGTTTCGGGGTTATCTTCTAGTCCATCACCTCTAATAGGAGCACCAGTATCATATCCAAAGAAATTTGACCTTCCTCTTAGACTCATTGGGGGTGGAAACATCCCAGTATGGCAAGGTGTTTTATGTTCATCACTAGGAACGTAACTAAAAGTATCAGTATATCCTCGTTCAAATACAACTTGATCATATGTTAAGGCTTCATGTCCTGTTCCACCACCGTCTTGATTACGATCAGTAGTTGCCCATTCATCTTCACCAGCAGGAATATAACCCCAATAATCTTTTCCCGAACTATCTTTTACAAATTCTTGATATCCTTCACAACGTGGAAGTGTATTTTCATGTGTTTGATCACCATAGTATGTTATATTAGTAGCACCATTGTTCCACTGAGTTGGTTCTGCTTCTTTAAGAGCACAGTTAATAGGACCTCTAGTTTCACTACACTGATTAGATGTAATGTCACCGGTCATATCAATACCCCTATCAGTACGAAATACCATAGGACCAGAAGCATTTGGGTTTACTGATGGTATATTTTCACTATGTCCATGTGATGGTGTATGATTAATTCCTAATTTTCTATTCAATGTATGTACTGTCTCCAAAAAGTCAGGAGATCCCATAGTAATATTATCAAATTTAAAATATAAATTTCCGGATAAATTTAACGTAAAATCAATGTCAGTTGTTGCTTGATATGTAGTGTTTATCAACGTATTTTCGCCATAAGAATCAATTAGATCACCTAATTTATCTCCTTGTGTATTATATACAGAATTTAATGGATCAGTTTGACCCATCTTATATTTGTCAAGTGTAAGATAATCTCTTTCAACATCTATCAAAACTTTAGCAGATAGATTTGGAAGTCTAAAAGTTGCATCTGTACCGTAATATGGAAATTCTGGATGATTTCCCGATACATCTGTCATATCACCACCATAAGAATCACCTAAAGATGAAGCTAATAATGGATAATCAGAAGCAGTTAATGTTTGACCATTACAAGTAATCCACCCTTTGGGGATATTAGATTCTAAAAATCCAGTACCCCCATCTCCTCCCCAAGGCATGATAGTGCCAATTTTGGCAGCTCTCATGGTTTTAATTGAATCGTATCTTACTGTCATTGTTTTTAGATCAGAGTTCCATCAACCACCAACCACGAAGAGAAGGTGGAATTGTTCTGGCATTAGAGGATCCTTCAATGTCAACAGGACCAGCATAAACTAAACCAAAAGCAGCATTTCTAGATTGAACTACAAGTTCTCCAGAATCCCATGCAGTTGCTAATGTTTGACCAGCACCAGCACCAACTCTAGATCCAGTAGTATCACCTTGAATTGCTGTTTGAACTGCTCCATCTTTCAATGCTCTAATAATTAAACTTGTGTTATAAGTTAGATTTCCGCTAAGTTCAGTAAATCTAATCATATCGCCAGTTTGAGCATCATTTGGTAGGTACAAGACCATATTACTACCGCTAGAAGTATTAACCAAGTAGTTATTATTAACTTCAAGTGGATTATCTTGCTGTTGACCAATACCAGTGGTAGGATCAAAATCAAGATATGTATGTCTTCTACCACCATTACCTGTCCAATATTTCTCAATACCAAACGAATCAATAGCGTTATTTTGATAAATCTTGAAGTCTTTCGGACCATCAGTACCACCAATACCTGCAGAACCCATATTATCAATATGGAATACTACATCAGATGCATTTTCAGTAATCAGTAATCTACCAGCTTGATAGAATGTTTCACCCATCTGAAGACTGCCAGTTCTTCCCTGTACACTAAATGAAGGTACAGATGAACAAATACCGTTCATCTGGCAATCATCCCAGTAAACTCTAAAATCACCGAAGATATTAGCAGAACCCTTCAGGGTCATGCCATTAGTCTTATTGATAGGATCTTCAATAGATCCATCTCCAGAGTGACCATCGTCATTTGCAATTGACAATACTAGAGTTTTACTATCAGAACCATACATTCTAAATGCACCACCATAGATGGTAGTATCATCATAGACACTAAGTTCGCCACCATTATATAAGTCATAATATGGTGTTGTTGCAGCATTTGGTTCTCTAATACTCTTAGGCATCTTGACTGCATAAACTGCATCAAGAGAACCATCAACACTATCAGGAACAAAGAATTCACTACCAATCCTGACATAAGTTGGATAATCTAGTTTAGGTGAAATTAGATCTCCATTGCGAAGTCTAATCTCTAATCTAACATCGCTAGTATTCGGACTACGAGCCTTAAGGGCAGTTGCACGAGCAGATTGAGTTGCAGGAATGTCATCTAATAGAACTGTTGTTCTAGGAGCACCAACTAATTTGACAACATTTACACCTGCTTGGAATGCCTGAGCTGTCGTTCCTTCACGTCCTCTACCACCAGAAGTATAAGTAGAATTACTTGACGTTGGTAGAATTAATCCGCCAGTATTTGTATCTGTGCGTGGTGTATCAGTTACCTGAATAATTTCAATTTGCTGATCCTGGACATATAGGATTACATAATCTCCAACACTAAATGCATCTAGATTAGACTGAATTACAATATCAGAAGTTGCTGCAGTAATTGCTTCTGCAAGAGTTGTTGCAGGTCCTAAACCATTCGGATTAATTGACTGTGGATCATGCTGATACACATAAACAACATCGCTATCTTTGGTATATGCAGAAGGAGTAGTTCCAAACTGCTCGGATAACATAAAGACTGTAGCATGAGTATTACCGATTCTTGTATCACCAGTACAAGTATCTACCTCAAAAGTAGTAATTGCTGGAGTTCCTCCATTAGTAATCCTTAATTTATCTCCAGTAGGAGAATTGGTATATGGAGTTGAACAACTGCCATTTAGATTCAGAAGACCGTTAATAATAGTTGTATCAGAATCAATGGTGACATTACCTGTTACAGAATCAACTTCAAATACTGTCTTCACACTATTAGTATCACAACCAGTCTTGACCGATAGTTTCTTAGCAACTTGATCAATTAAGGTCTTAACTTTAAAGAGTTCCCCTTTATCATCAATACCATCACCAGAAGGAGTTCCATCATCACGAGAAACAATTACATAGTCTCCAATAGAGATAGTTCCGCCAAACTGAGAAAGGTAAATATTTTCTTCAGTTCCGGAATTGTCAAGATCAGTGGTAATCCAGGTAGAATTAAACTGAACATTACATTTGTAAATTGGTGCAGTATCATTATGATCGCTTCTAATTGCGGTGAAAGTTCCAAATGGTAATCTTTCAACTATTAAGAAGAATGGAGCAGTATTGATTCTTGGGAGAGAAACGACACGAACAAATTCTGGATGCTTATTACCAGAAGAATCGGTATCAATAAGCAGAATATCATTCTCAGCAAAGTATTGATCACCTGCAGCATCAACTGGTTTATTCTTAATTGGTAAGTAATACTGATTACCACTCAATGCAGAAAGAATTTGAGGTTCAATTATTGGTGTTCCACCAATTGTAGTAATTTCATTCTGGAATACCGTACCACCCCAATCACCACTACCAGAAGTATCAACAGCGTTGTATTCTGCATCTGCAGTAGTTTTTCTAGCAACGCTAATAATATCAACGTTGGAGTTAAATAGGTTATTTCCTAGGACACCGCTAGTATGAGTAATCTTACTAGAACCAATTTGTCCTCTATCTGCTACGAAAGAATAAGATGCATATCCACCACACAGTGTCATATCAGAATTAAATCTAGCAGTAGAATCAACAATTAAGTTGTTTCTAATTCTAGTATCTCCACCCTGACCACCGATTGTAATGTCTGAAGCATTAGTAGCAAAATCAAGTTTTGACGTGTTGGAATTACCGGAGAAAAATTCTACAGTACCAGCAGTAGAAGAAAGTTTAACTGTATCAGTGAGACCTCTTCTAGTTCCTAACTGGAAATCACCCGCAACTTTAAGTGCCTTACTACCAATCTGAGTAAATGATAGTGACTCGTTATTATTATATGCACCACCAATAGTAATCTTAGAAATATTACTATTGAGATCTGGTGTATTACCAACCCAAATGTTGCTATGCAGAGATTTATTACCAACATAAACGTATTGATCTTCCGTTGTAGTGTTGAGTAGATTTAAAGTTTCTACAGAATTACCAATATTAAGTGTACCAGTAAAAGTAGTATCAGTGACTAGATTAAATATACCACTTGTCTGAGATGTTCTGATCTCAGCAGTTACACCATCATCACCATTAACTTCAATGTCATGCTCAAAACGAGCATCATCAGTAAATCTAGATGTACCATCAACAACCAATGCTCTGTCTAGTTCAGCATTAGTTACATTAATACCAACACGACCATTATTTGTAGTTGCAACTCTAAGTGTTGCTTCATTTGCTGGTGTTGCACTGTCGCCACCAACTAGAAGTGCATAATCAGAAGTTGTTTCAGTTCTATTTGCAAATGCAGGATGACTTAGATAATCAGAAATTATCTTACCACTGATGAATGCATTACCAACAACATCAAGGTTTGCACGAGGAGCAGTATCAACATCAACAAATGCAGTCATATATGCATCATGTGCAGATCTTGCGACTGTGTTAATACCAAGTTTGTATTGACCAATGTCATTGGTATCAGTTCTAATTGTTTCAGAACCAATAACTCCAAATTCTTTCCAAGAAGAATTAGAGAACTCTAGTCTTACACCATTTCCAAGTGCTACCTCAGTAGCCCAAAGTCTTGGATTGTCATTTGCAACGTTAGCCCTATTTTCAATAATAGCAATTTGACAAGTATTAGCACTGGCAGTAAATCCATTACCAATAATTTGCCAAAGACCATTAAATCCAGGGTCACTATAGTTAGAAATTCTAATCTGAGATCCGCTAGTAACACCAACTTGATCATTAGATAAGTTGTTACCCCAAGTAATGGTAATAACAGTGCTTCCATTCATCTGGAAGTTAAGGATATTTGCAGTAGTAACTGTTTCAAAGAAGTTTGCGTAAATCCATCCAAGAGACCCAGTACCACCAACTTCAGATCCTTTTAGAAGGATATCCCCTGATAATGGAACTTCAGACCCATACAATACGTTTTGGGTAGTATTAATTGCAGTTCCAAGACCTGTGCTATACACAGGACTTTGATTAGGTGTAATATTTGACCCAATACTTCCAACTACATGATTTTGAATTTTGTAACCTTGTGCAGCACCATTTGAACCACGTGGATTAAACTGGAATACAGAAGCAGCAACTCGGTTTCTTGCAATTACAATATCGCCATTTGTATCTTGATTAAGGAACTGATTAGTCTTATCAAGTGTTGCATCATCACCGTCGCTAGGTGATACATTAGAAACTACCGTAAATGCATATTCTCTAACTCTACCCAGAACATTAATAGTAACAGGAGAGTTAAATGTACTCATGCGATCTTGAGCATCACCACCATTAACAGTAATGTACTCGTTAAATGTTACAGGAGTATCAAAAGTAGTAACAAGACTACCAATATCTTCAGTGTCATCATCAGAATCAACTAATTGTGCAGATTCTAAGAACTCTTCTTCACCGGTAATAGCATCAATCTTACGGTTACCAATGTATAGGTCACCGTTAGAGTTTAGACCAGTGTAGAATACCAAACCACCATCTTGCTTCTTAGACTGTGCATAGAAGTCTTGGGTTGGTGTTAGGACGATTTCCTGACGGGCAGGAAGACCTGTTGAATAGTTACCAGGACCGAATCCAAGATACTCAAACGTGTGGTTACCAGCACGAGCAATAGAAGGTCTTCTAAGTTCAACATATAGTCTCTGATCAGACATTACAGTGCTGTCACCAGCAATAGGAATGCGACGATCTTCAGATCCAGATGCAGCATTACCCTTCTGCGCTCTTAATCTATTATCAATGCTAGAATTAACTTGAGTATAAGTATTCTGCAACAGTGCTTGCTGAGTCGTAAAGTCAAGCATTGCTTCACGAGTCATTGAACCCTTAAAGTCGTTAACTCTAACAAGACCGTGAGTATAGTTATCTGCAGCAGAATATGTTGCAGGAACATCAAGTTGGGTGTTATCTAACTGCTTGAACCAAAGAGGATCGTTCTTATAGTTCAGTGGATATAGTTTGCTGATTGGTTGAGAGAACTTCATATTTCTGAAGTTACCCTGATTACCAGCACCAGTTGGGAATGGTGAGATGTTACCACGAACAGCAGTTAGATAGTAAATACCATCTTGCTGACCGTAAATACGGCGTTGAATTTCCTCAACATCAAAGATATAGAAGGTATCATCAAGTTCCCCAGTATCAGTTACAGACTCTACGTAGAACTGAACATTTGCATCGTCAGTAATGATATCACCAGGAGTGATAGTATAAACTTTGGATCCAAGTTGTCTGTAGTAATATTCTGGATAGTTTTTACGAATAAGATCCTTAATGTATAGTGACTTACCGAAGTCTTCATCAGTCAGTAGGTCAGCAAATACCGCACCTTGAGCAAATCGGATATTTTCAAAGACTGAATAGTCAATCTTACCAGAAATACCCTTGAGAATCAAATACCAGTCACTTGTATTTGGAACATTGAGTGCTGCATGTATGAATGCATAACCCGATGAATTGCCATACCAATCAACTCTGTTTGCAGAATTTGATTGAGTTTTGTTAGCAACGAAAGAACCACCCTGAGGTGCAGTAATCTTAACTGTAGTAAACGTTTCATTCAACAATCCAACGTTTGTAATACCTAAGTCAAATACAGTTACTTCTAATAGTTCGTCACCACTTTGTGCATCATTAAAGTATCTACCAGACTGAATAGTCATGGAGACATAGTTAGAAGTCTCAATAGTCTTAGCGTACTGAGTTGTGCCTACAACGTCTCTCTTAAATGGATCATATGCAACTTCTTCATTTAAATTGTTATTAAGGAAATCTGCTTTAGTGAATCCAATAACTTCATTTGCTTGTACTGGGTTGAAGAACCTTGCTTTTGTTACAGAACCAGATACTGGTTTAAGTACAAGTTTTTGTGGTAGAAGTTTTCTAGTTTCATCCTTACGAACTTTAATGGTAAATCCATTAATAGGATCACGAACCGCTTGTAAGTACTCAGGAATAACATAACGAAGACGATAGATACGATCATCTTTATCTCTTTCATCCTTGATTCTTTCAAACCAAGCATCGTTAGTCTTATCTTGACCAGAGATATCACTATAAGTATTCTCATGCAATCTAGTTAAGATGCTTTCATCATACCTAGGATCATTAACATTAGAAGAATGATCCTCAACCTGCATATACCACTTACCATAAATTGCTGGTGTCGTATTTGGATTTAAATATGACGGATCAAATCTTACAGGTGATTCACGCTTATCTGCAAATGTTGAGAAGTCGTAAGAACCAGTCTGGAATGTAATTGCATTAATATCAGCAATTGCATCTGCCTTTGTTGCGTGAATAGTGAAAGTTTTTTCAGTTTGATATCTTGCCCAGAAGAATTTATCTCCACGAATTCTACCATTACTATCAGAGATAGAACTATCTCCAGCATAGTTAGAACCTACAAGAGGAACACTTCCACCTTCATTTGCTCTGAAGAATACCTGATGACCAGAAATATCTGCAAAAGGAACATCAAAGATATGTGGTACATCAGTACGAATCTTAGAGTTAGTATTTGCCTCTAGGATACAAGAGTACTGATGCAAATCATAATTATCATCTAATACAAATTGATATACATCAATTTCAATATCAGGATCAATAGACTCTACTTCAGCAGAGTGAATATAGATACCTGCTGCAGCATTTTCTTTGCTGTTTGCAAGCATAATCTTTGTTTGATCTGTTCCGTTAAAGACTGAAGTTCCTTCATAAGGTTCTGGTTTTGTCTTTCTTGCAGGAGCAATTACATAATACTCTTCGTTAGTTTCAAAACCATTTGGAAGTCTAATCTTTCTCTTATCAACATCAACATAAGAGTTAGTTACACTATCATAACGAGGACGTGGAACCAATCTAATTGGTGTGCCAGTTTCTAGGTTATGTGGGTTAGCACCAGAACCTGTTCTAAGAGTCCAGGTTGTTGCTCTGGAAGCAAGTTGTGTGGTAAGTTGAGAAGGTTCTACTCTAGGAATAGTATTCAGACCAGTCTGAATAATCGTTGAGATATTAGTAAAGAACTGACGAATAGCAGAAGCTTGATCAGCACACTCCGGATAAGAGGTATGTTGAGTAATAGTATCGTCAACAATTGGCGAGAACTCAGATGTATATACGCCTGAAGTTAAAGTGAAGTANAGGTAAGANTTTGTAGTAGTTGCATTTGCATTTACNGATGGACCAAATGCAAGTCCGAGTGGAGACTCAACTCTATCAACCGACTGTAAGTATCCAGGATTTGCAATTGTATTATTAACAATCTGGAACAGAGTAGTAATAGCAGATGCTACATTTTGACAAGATCCGTTAGATACAGTTCTAAGAACAGATGAAAGTGATGTTGGGGTTGATACTGCACTAGAAATAATATTAAAGAGTGTAGTAATAGTTGTTCTTGCATCTTCACACGATCCAACAGATAAAGTTCTTGCAACATTAGCAAGAGAAGATGGTGTGTTGATAGCAACAGTAACTAGATCAGTGAAAGTTGTCAGAGATGATTTAACATCATTACACGATGCATTAGATAAAGTACGTGTAACACCATATAGTAGATTACTAGAAGTAATGGTATTAGTAAGTATTTGAATCAACGTGGTGATCGTAGCTGCCTGTGAAGCACAAACAGGGGATCCATCAGCAGTAATTGTTAGGTCTTTAGATTGAGTTAAAGTTGTATGACCACCAACAGTTACATTTTCATTTCTCATGACCTCAATCATGAGAGCACGTGCTTCAGTAAACGCGAAAATTGTTTCTGTTTCTTCACCAGCGACATGTGCCCCAGTAGCATAGAAGTTAGCAGCATCCCATACTCTGTCATTACCGCCATATGCTAAGTTATGAGCAACAACATCTACAACGTCCTTGATGTCATCAAGACAATCATTACTGTTTCCAGTTGGAACTGTAAATGTAGGGAAGTTTGCTAACATTCTACCCAAAGCAATCTCAGAAATAAAGTCTTTGTTTGCTAGAATTAGGTTTCTTGCATCTGCAGACTTATTATCTACAGGTGTAGGAGCATCAACTGTAATAGTTGTGTCTTTTGTCTGAGTTAAACCATGACTACCGACAAGGAGCATGGTTTCATTTCTCATTGCTTGGACCATTAGGTCTCTAGCATATTCAAGAGCTTGTGTAGTCTGTAATTCTTCACCAGCAACATGAGCACCCTGAACATACAGGTTTGCCATGTCCCAGACTCTATCATTTCCACCAAATGCTAAGTTATAAGAAACTTCCTGAACGAAATCATCAATGTCATCAATACAATCTTGAGCGTTGCCAGTTGGAGGAACAAACCCAGGATTCTCAGCGATCATTCTTTCGTATGCTTCAGCAGCAATCACTGCTTTATTGGAAAGAATTAAGTTGCGAGCATCACCATTACGATCAATTACTGGATCTGGTGTATTATATGTAATTGATGTATCATAGGTTTGAGTTAAACCATGAGACCCTACCGAAAGGACCTTTTGGTTTCTCATAACTTGAGCAGCCATTTCTTTTGCTTGCTCAAAAATATGAAGAGTTTGTGCTTCTTCACCTGCTACATGAGCACCTTTAACATAAGAATAGGCAGCATCCCAAGATTTATCGTTACCACCGTATGCTAAGTTATCAGCAACTGCTTCTAGAATATCAATAACATCATCAATACAATCCTGTGGATTACCTGTAGGAGTAGTAAATGAAGGGTATACTGTAAGCATTCTTGCATATGCTTCAGTTGCGATCAAAGTTTTGTTAGCAAGAATTAGATTACGAGCATCACCATAACGATCTTTGACTAGTTCAGGAGCAACATAGGTGATAGTAGTATCTTTCTGTTGTGATAAACCATGAGATCCAAAGATGAATACATCTTCATTACGCATGACTTGGATGCACATATCTCTAGCATATGTGAATGCTTTGATAGTCTCATCTTCTTCGCCAGCAACATGAGCGCCGGTTTCATACAAGTATGCTGCATCATAAGTATCAGCATTACCACCAAAAGCAGTATTTTCTGCAACTGCTTCAATTACATCAACAATATCATCCTTACAATCCTGTGGATTACCTGTAGGAGTAACAAATCCAGGGAAGTCAAGGACCATACGATCATATGCTTCAGCAGCAATGAATGCTTTATTGAGAAGGATTAAATCTTTTGCGTCTCCGTAACGATCAGATACCAGTTTCTTCTCACTGTATACTGCTTTTTGACCCAACTCAATTGTAGTTGCATCAATAACACGCTTAACATAAGTGTTATCTGGGATGGCAGGAGCATTAGGACGTGAAGCTCCAGCATTCAACTTACCATCAGTAAACTCAGAAGGATCGTAATCTGCAACGATCATACCCTGAGAAATACCAGAAGTATCGCCAATGTTTACAATAGAAGATGCTGCTGTAGTAGAAACACCTTGACGCAGATACGAGAAATTACGCATCGCTGCGATTGCTAAATCTCTCGCGTAATTATATCCTTCTAAAGTTTCTGATAGTTCTCCAGTGATATAAGAGAGATTATTTCCAACATAATAAGACTCTGCTGCCTGGATAGTATTAATATTACCACCAAGACGAAGATCTTGTACTGTAGCATCAATCAGATATCCAATATCGCGACGACATTTCTCAATGCTGATGCCAGATTTAACTACAAGATTTGGATATTTTCCAGTGATAAATCCATATGCTTCAGCAGCAATGAAGCTCTTATTTTCTTCAATTCTATCTGCTGCATCAAGATCCTTATTATTAAGTACAAGATTGCTAGGATTAAGAATAGATGCAGTTGCAGTAAATTTCTTAAATCCATTTGGTGATAGAGTAGCATCAAAAATGTTACTGGCACCAGCACTTCTTGGAGTTAGTTTTACATATAGTTTTTCATCACTTCTTGCACCAATTCTGAATCCATCAATTGATGCTGCAGGTCTCTTGGCAGGATCATATGCTTCATCATCACCAAAGAAAATTTTACTGTGATTATTAGGATCATTAGATGCTTTTACATCAATAGTGTAGTAAGCATTCTTCTTGGTATTTCCTTGTGTTTCAGGGATAGTTTTTGGAGGAACAATGTCCGTGATGTAACCACCCTTATCTTGATTAAAGGCAAATCCTTTAAAACCAATAGCATGAAGTGATGTGTTACCGAAGTTAGAGTTAGAGTTGGTGATAGACATATCACCACCACTTTCCATTAGGAAGTGATCAGCAAAACCAACAGCGAAGATAGAAACGTTCTGAATGAATGCGTCATCTGATGCACGAACGTGGAAGTTTCTCCAGTCATCCTTCCAATATGCATCACCTTTAGTGTGATATGGAACAGTTGCAAATGCATCAGTTAATGATGCCTGATTAAACGTGTTAGAATACTCATCATAACGAATGAATGCTCTGTCATCTTTCTGCAATGAAACGCCCGTATACTGAGCGATAACCATGGATTTAAATCCAGTTGCCTTCAGTCCATTTGCCCAGATTCCGCAAATACCCCAGGTAGAGCGAATAGAGCAGTTAAAGACATACGGAGACGCGGATTCAACGGAATCAACTTCCGCTTTAACTACCGCATTTGCACTTAATCCACTTTGAGCTGTATATGATGTTCCGCTAACTAAACTTACACTGGTTCCAAGAGCTGCAACAGTTCCAGGAATTTTATAAGTAAACTTCCTACCATCTACTAGATCAATATCTTCTACGGGGAAGGTGCCGTTTAATTGATCATCTAACCCATTGTTTTCAATAGAAACAAACTGGTTCTTGAAATAACCATGGTTTACTTTAGTGGTAATATTGACACTGATTGTTCCTGCAGGAGAGGAATCTACACACTCAATACTTTCAATAGAGCGAATGTCTGATAGAGGACCAACAATTCTAGTTTCTTGGATTCTTTCAGTAAATTCACCGGGATCGTCAATTGTTGGTTGATACTGAGAAAATGCCTTAGCAATCTTCTGATAGTATAGACCTAATTCTTCTTTGTCTGCATATTCAAATACAGTTAGTTTATGGTGAGAATAGTTAGGAATTGCTAACTGATCCCAGTATCCATTCTGATAATATACCTTACCTACACCTTCGTTCTTATTGTAGAGAGGAGAAGAAGGTTCTAGATCACCATCTTTGATCGTAAACTGCCAGAAATAACATGCACCAGTTACATTAAAGATAGCAGAACGCTTCTCTAACCTGTCTGCAGGATCTGGGACATATAAAGGACGGACAACAGTCCTACGAAGATCATAACCTACAAGAGATGAACCTCTAGGTAGAATTGCACCACCTTCAGTGTTATTGAATCTATAAAGGATATTATTTGGATCTGAGATATCAAGATTAGAGTTATCTTCCCACTCATTTAATGCTTGATTGAATGCAAATGCATCAATACCCGTAGTTCCAACAATGCCAGGACGGTTATCAATATAATGATTACCAGGCATCAACATGATCGTGAACTGGTCAAAACGATCATTATCGGGACCAGGAAGGTATGAATACCTTGCAATCTCTAAGAATGCTCTCTGAATAGACTTAAATGGTCTAATTGGGGAATTTCCCCTGTTGTTCAACTCATCCGAAGCATTGAAATCATCGGGGGAGACATACAAATACTTACCAGTTTTACTACTAATAAGATTGTCAAGTCTAGTCAAAGCCATATTACTCAACCGCTGCGGTTACTAAGATCTGATCTCAGATTATTTATACAACTCCCGAGGCAGGATTTGAACCTGCGACCGAGTGATTAACAGTCACCAGCTCTGCCACTGAGCTACTCGGGATTAAAGAGGTATCTCACCTCTAGGATTTAGTTTGTAACTAAAGAATGCAACCACCCCGTAGCAATATATTTAATTTCGCTTTTGGGTGGGTATCCACGATGAAAAAAAGTCCAACATGCCGGAAAAATGATCATTCTTCCAGTCTTGGGTTGAATTTTTGTACCATCAATAAATTCTGTGTAACCATCTTCTACGATATCATTAAGATACCATATAAACGTTAACAGGCGAACACCACTATTTTCAATTTCAGACTTAATTGTATTAAAGTCACTATGCCAAGTATATCCAGAATTAGGATTAGTTCTTTGTATTTGATACCCAGAATCTTTCATTTCATTTAGCAAGATTTCAATAGTATCTTTATTAGTGCGTTCTTTAATGATCTCACTATTTACATAATTTCTTAGATGCTCAGTAAGAGTTTTACAAAATACATCATCTTCATATTTCCAATCGGAAAGAGAAGAAATTTGTAGATCGGTAGAATCTTTTACTTCTTTGTTAATATAACCATGACCAATATGACCTTCAAATTTACGCTCGTCTGCTTCAAATTTTTCAATACATGTTTTACAGAAATGCTCACTTAAGGCATTATCTGCACAGTATATAAATTCTGAATACTGAAAAGACATAATACGAAGACATAAGGAAGGGGCATCTCACCCCTCAGAACTACTTGGTTAACAAGGCTAGTTTAACCCCGATCTCCCATTCAGGCAGTCGCGAGTTCGCGAGTGCGGGAGAATGCAACGATATTATTCGCTGCGGTGTCAGATGTTTTTGCATCTATGGTTTGCTTATCCAAG